TGATCACCCTAAAGTTGACAGGGCAGATTGATTGGTCATGGTGGTGGGTCTGGTCGCCTATCTATGTCCCTGCCCTGATTGGTCTTGTGGCAGCAACCTATCTATGGAGTAAGAGCAATGGCTAAGTGGGCTATTAACGAAGGCTATCTACGATCACCAAGCGATATGGTGAAAGAGTTTGCTAGTGTTACGGGTCAAGATGGCACTCCTATGCTCTATGATAACCTTATCACAGAAGAGTATAGTGAATGGTTCAAGGAAGAGCCGTACACAGTGAATGACCTAAAGGAACTTGCTGATCTGGTCTACGTCATCTATGGCTATGCCATTGCTTGTGGCTATGATCTGGATGGGGCTATTGCGCGTGTCCACGAGAACAACCTTGGGCGTTGTATCCAGCCAGATGGAACGGTCCAGCGTAGGTTTGATGGCAAGATCATCAAGAACCCACAGTATCCACCCGTAGTCTTGGCTGATCTGCTATGAAAATCTTTGGGTGGACACTTTTAGCTTGGCAGTTCTACCCCAGCTTCTCACTTTCGGTATCTGACTACAAAGACGAAGATTTTGGTTGGACTGACCGTTACATCTGTGTCGGACCTATTCAAACAAGGTGGTGTAGCCTATGACAATACAAGAACTGATTGACACCTTGATGAAGATCAGGGATAAGGAAAAGCCTGTGGTTATATCTTCGTGGTCTGTTCGTGAACCTTTCCTGACCAAGAAGGAATTACACACCAATATGCTTGTTGACCAAGCGCACAAACTTAACATTCTATCGGAGTAAAGATGAGTAATTACCTACCTACAGACTATCAGTCCTTCATTGCCACAAGCCGCTATGCCCGTTGGATTGATGCTGAGAACCGTCGAGAGAACTGGGGAGAAACTGTTGGACGATATATCAGTAATGTTATCCCAGAGGGGTTTGACCACGAAACAACCTTTGCTATTGAACAGGCTATCCTTAACCTAGAAGTAATGCCGTCGATGCGAGCCTTAATGACTGCTGGCCCTGCTATGAATCGTGACAATACCTCTGCCTATAACTGCGCCTACATGGCTGTCGATGATCCTAAAGCCTTTGATGAAGCTATGTTCATCTTGTTGTGTGGTACAGGCGTAGGCTTCTCTGTTGAACGTCAGTATGTCAGCAAACTCCCTGATGTACCTGAACTGATGTTCAAAAGTGAAGACACTATCATTGTGGCAGATAGTAAAGAGGGTTGGGCTAAGGCACTTCGTAAGGTTATCGCCTATCTCTACTCTGGTGAAATCCCTAACTGGGATATGTCTAAGGTCCGTCCTGCTGGTGCTAAACTAAAGACCTTTGGTGGTCGTGCTTCTGGTCCTGCACCTCTGATCGAACTGTTCAACTTCGCTGTCAGTATGTTTGTCAATGCTAAGGGTCGTAAGCTATCTTCGATGGAATGCCATGACCTGATGTGCAAGATTGGTGAAGTGGTTGTTGTTGGTGGTGTACGCCGCTCTGCTATGATCTCTCTGTCGAACCTGTCTGATGATCGTATGCGTCACGCTAAGTCAGGTCAGTGGTGGGAAAAGAATGGTCAACGTGCCTTGGCTAACAACTCTGTGGCATACACTGAGAAGCCAGACATGGAAACCTTCATGCGTGAATGGCTGTCCTTGGTTGAGAGTAAGAGCGGGGAACGTGGTATCTTCTCCCGTCCTGCCTCTAAGAAGCAAGCAGCAAAGAATGGACGACGAGATGCGAACTATGATTTTGGAACTAACCCGTGCAGTGAAATCATTCTTCGCCCACAGCAATTCTGTAACCTCACAGAGGTCGTGGTCAGAGCAACGGATACACTTAAGGACTTGGAAGAAAAAGTACGACTAGCCACCATCCTTGGTACTATTCAGTCTACCTACACTCACTTCCCTTATCTGCGTAAGGTATGGAAAGACAACACCGAAGAAGAGCGGTTGTTGGGGGTTAGCCTGACAGGTATCATGGACAACGCTGCTATGGCTGGTGGTATGGACGATGATGCTGGCATTGCTTGGAGTTTCTCTGGCAATGAAGATATGAACCTCTCTGATGTACTGGAGAAACTGAAGAATGTCGCTATTGCTACTAATGCTGAGTGGGCTAATCGTCTTGGTATCCCTGCCTCTACTGCTATTACTTGTGTTAAACCTTCTGGAACCGTCTCACAACTTGTTGACAGTGCGTCAGGTATCCATGCTCGCCATAGTGCTTATTACATTAGAACTGTTCGAGGTGATAACAAAGACCCTCTGACACAGTTTATGAAGGATCAAGGTATCCCAAGCGAACCTGATGTGATGAAGCCTGATGCTACTACAGTGTTCAGCTTCCCACAGAAGTCACCAGAGGGTGCTGTTACACGAAATGATATGACAGCCCTTGAACAACTTGGTTTGTGGCTTACATATCAACGACACTGGTGCGAACACAAACCCTCTGTGACTATCACTGTCAAAGATGATGAGTGGATGGAAGTTGGTGCTTGGGTCTACAAGAACTTTGATGAGGTATCGGGTGTATCATTTTTGCCACACTCTGATCACACTTATCAACAAGCACCTTACCAAGATTGTTCTAAGCGTGAGTATGAAGATGCACTTGCGTTGATGCCACAAAAGATTGACTGGTCTAAGCTAAGTGACTATGAGACTGAGGATACTTCTAAGGGTACAAGTACGTTTGCCTGTGCTGGTGGTAGCTGTGAAATCGTTGACTTAACATGAGGCTAACTGAGATGTTCTATATTCTAACCAAAGAGAACTGTGAGTGGTGCGACAAAACCAAGTTCCTCTTAAACAAGAAGGGTGTCCCTTACGGGGCATTCAACTACAAGACCCACCCAATGTTCTCCCTGCTAATGAAGAAGGCTGGTATCAGTACACTCCCTCAGATTTGGGTAGAGACACCTATTGGTAAAGAGTGGATTGGTGGCTATGAAGACCTCGTGGATTGGTTTGAACACCAACGAACCGACATTGATTGGATTGAGTGAATGATTGAATCCCCTAAGTCTAAGCGGGTATCTCGTTACAAAGGTGCTACAGCGGAAGCTGCCACAAAGACTGTGCCACTGAAGGCCATGAATGACAATCAGAGGGCCTATATCAAAGCCCTTGGTGACAGTGACCAGTTGATTGTTTGTGGCTTCTCTGGGACGGGTAAGACATACATTGCGGCTACCTATGCAGCCAATATGTTTGCACAGAATATGATCGACAAGATCATTCTTACTCGTCCTAACGTGTCTGTAGGAGAGGGCCTTGGTTTCTTCAAGGGAACCTTAGACGAGAAGTTTCAGCCTTGGGTCTTACCTATCCTTGATGTTCTCACAGAACAACTTGGTAAGGGTGTAGTGGAAACTGCTGTCAAGGCTGGTAATATCGAAGCTGCACCACTATCTACTATGCGTGGTCGGTCCTTTAAGAACGCCTTTATCATCTTGGATGAAGCACAGAACACTACTGTGGCTGAGATGAAGATGTTCTTGACACGGGTAGGTCAGAACTGTAAGGTCGTTATCAATGGGGACATCAAGCAGTCAGACATCACTGTACAGTCTGGTTTGTCTAAGATCATCCATTTAGCTAAGAAGAACAATATGGCTGTCCCTGTGATTGAGTTTGGGGTAGATGATATTGTTCGATCTGACATCTGTAAACAATGGATACTGGCCTTTGAAGGAGACAAACTATGACAGAAGCAGTCAACAGTCCAAAACACTATGCAGGGCAGGGTAGTATTGAGTGTATTGAATACATCGAAGACTTCTTAACTACAGAAGAGTACATTGGTTATCTTCGTGGTAACATCGCTAAGTACAATCACCGTTGGAGGTACAAGGGTGGACTACAGGATTTAAAAAAGTCTGAGTGGTATCATAACCGTCTTATCTGTTTTATGGAGGATCAAACTGATGTTCAAGACCCTAAGTAACCGTATCCAAGCACTGGTCATCTACAATGATGATCTTGCTCTGAAGACCCTGAAAGAACTTCAGGTATCTATCGAAGCAGCTATCAAAGAAAAAGAATAAAAAATAAGCCCCAAGCAGGTTTGATCCTGTTTGGGGCTTTCTTCATTCATTATTCTTTTTGTAGATGTCTAGGATGTCACGTTTAATCTCCTTGACATCATCCTTTAACTCTTTCCACATTGACCTGTCTTCTTCACGACGAGTATCACGGGTAGAAATTTCTTCTTGCAATAAGGCGATTTGTTTTTGGTTAGTCAATACTGTACGGACAAGCCATGTACAGGCAGCGGTTACAGTGCTTACTACAGATACAATGATTGTATTAATGATCTCATCTAATGTCATTTGCTGCACCCTGCATCATAGCCAGTGACTAGCTTGTCCCCAGTGATAACGGATTGTGGCCCACCATCAATAATAAGGGCATCTGCATGGGCATTGACTAATGGATCAAGACCAGCACATAGTGCGCTATCGTTTGTGCTGACGGTCGCGCAACCTTGCAAGAGCAGCATTAGGGGAAATAGTCGGGTGATCATTGATAGCGGCATCTATCTTGGTCCTTGTGGCTACATAGGTTGCTTGTTGGTGTACAATGGCTGCTTGTTTCTCAGTCTGCTTGCCATACTGATAGATACCAAAGCATCCGATAGCAATAGTGAAGACGACGATAAGAGGAAGGATCAGTTTATTAGTTAGGAGTGTTGGGATCACTTGGTAATACCTTTCAGCCCCTTAAGGCATAGTTCAATCTTGCTTTCTGATCTGCGGTTCTGTAGCCCTGTTATAGTCTTGCCACCAGCCCTAACCCACTTGTCTAGCTGATTACAGGCTTCTGGATACTTACCAGCATTAGCAAGAGCCATCATGGTTGATGTGCCAGCGGCTTGGATACCCACGTTGTAGGCTAGTTCTAGGAGAGATGCCTGAACACCTATGGGGATATTTTTATTGGTCATGTAGGGCTGTAGTTTGCTGTAGTAGTCACCTACAGCATTCTCTAGCATGATCTTACAATCTTCCTTAGTGTAGGTATCCCCTAACTTAACACCACGGGTCTCTCCGTAGCAAACTGTAGGGATTCCAATGATGTCCTTATAGGCAGTAGTCTCTAGTCCCTCCCACTTAGCAATGAAGGGAGTTGCTGTGGCAATAACCAAGGCAGCAACACCAGTGGCTAACTTCTTTTTAATGGACATCGTTGGGGTATCCTTATTTACCTTTGAGTTCCAATGCCATCCGTCAGATCAGCACTATCAATAACCCAAGAGAAAATATCATCAGGGGCTTCAGACAGCTCCATGATTTTAAAGGGTTTTCCAAAGGGTACATCCTTAATGGCAATCTGTTCAACTGTCAGACCGCAATTAGGTGCTGGCATCAGGACAACGGCTAGATCACCTTCGCCTTGGTATACAATACATTCAGACATTAGGTGTCTCCTTGGTTAAGCAAAAATCATCACGGAGTTCCACGACCCACCCCCACCAGCGGAGCCACGATTACCCCAATCAACTGTGACTGCACTCGTTGACCGAGAACTTACATACGGAATGCCATAACCGCTAGAGTTGGTTGATCCAGACAGAGCAAAGTCGGCGGTAGGGAGTGCAGTGGTGAAGTTGATTGTGAAGATGTTTGGACCACCAGATACACTGCTGACGTTTCCAGATGATAGGATGCCGCCACTACCATTGTGTGCCACCCAAGCACGGCAAGCATAGATCGGCGCAGAGCCAGAAGCATTAATGGCTGTCTTTACAGGTGCAGCATTCGCCACACCAATCTTTGCCGTAATCTCTTGAGACACCCGCAGTGGCGTCATGCCCTTGACGTTATCTGTCCCAGCCTCTGCTTCAGCTTGTGTGGCAGGAAGAAAGTTAGGATTAAACACGCTATTGGTCTGATCAACAGTCCCTAGTGTAATCCATGCAGCATTTGCCTCATTACGGACCTTTAGCACATGATTGGCAGTATCATACCACAACATATTTGCATAAGTCGTAGGTGGAGCAGTTGCACCACTATTCTGGGTAACAGTAGCAGCAAGGGCACTGTTCAAGTCAGATCGAAAGGCTGGTGTTAGTGCGTTGTCAATGATATAGTCATGTTGAGACATATCGGGCTTCCTTAGTTATATTGCACTTTGGCAATCAAAGAGGTGATACTTGGAGTTACGTTTGCTGAGTAAGAGTTTAACACAACCCTGAACCTGAAGGCTCTTCCGTAGAAGTCTCCAGCCACAAAAGGTTGATATGCACTCCAAGTTGGTGTACCAGCAGGATTGTCAGGTGTAGTAGATATGTAAGTAACTACATCAATGTCTTCATAAGCAGCAAAGCCAGTTAGACTATCAAACAAGCCAGATTGAGAGTCAAACAGACCTATAAGGTCATCAAACAAGCCACCAGCAGTAGAGAAACGATTAACCTGTAGATCAACCCTAGCCCTAACACGCCTTACGGTTGTTGTGTCGATATAGGTACTGAAGTCATATGTCCCCGTAGAGGACGATCCAGTGTATGTGGTCAGTCTTAGCGCACTGCTTGTCACAGAAGTGTTTGTCTTAGTACCAGTGAAGGTGGGGCTATCTGTGAGATTTGTGTTGTTAGTGAAAGTCTCTAGGCTAGTAGATGGTATCACAAGACTTGCAAAATCAGAGGAAGTCTTTGCTGACTTGTTATAGGCCCTGATCATATAAGTCCCTGATTTAACAGGGGCATTGATCGAAGTCGCAGGACGAGAGACTTTATCAATAGCAGTCACAGCGTCAGACCAAGTAGCACCAGTTTCTACATTAGAGTGTCTAATGCGATAGTAAGATAGGTCTAGGTTTGAAACAGGTGTCCACTGAAGTCCAACTGTGCCACCAGAAAGATTGTAACTGAAGTTAGTCACAGTATTTGGTGGGTCAGCAACAGTAGCTACTTGGAAGTTCTCACGAGTATTCCACTCACTCTTAATACCAAGATAAGAATACGATCTTACTCGTACATCATACATACCATCTGGAACCCCAGTGACCTGATAGATGCCAAGGTCGCCTACACCCATAGCACTCCAAACTGTATCGGAATGCAATTTGTACTGTACTTCTACTCTCTCTACAGAGGTAGCATCAGAAGCACTTGTCTCTGCATACAGTGTGTTTATGAGAGATTCAAAACCAATGTTTGTTTCGGCTGTTACTTCAAGACCAACAGGTGACACAGTGAAAGCTGAAGGCAAAGAACTGTTGTTGGTTTCAAAGGTTGATCCATCAACATCATCAAAGACTTCCGAAGAGATTTCACGGAGGGTCAAGTTGACTTGAAGGTCAAGACCCTCAGTAAGACCAAAGGACCAGTTAGTAACCTCAAAGGTCTTAGGTAGCCACCCAAACCTTGCTAGAGATAGGTTTACAACGTCTCCAACTTCAACTTGGAATGCCTTCAAGCCAAAGGAAGAAGTCACTGTAAGTTGTTCACGGTTACGGAACAAGAATATCTTAGCGATACGTTGTGCCGTGATAGAAGATGTCGTGAAGGGCAACGAGTAATCAGCAATGTTGACAAGGTTGTTATCTGCACTAATAGCTGCTGTACTGACCACTTGGGGATAGTCAGCTTCCTGCCAATCACTTTCAGCACCCCTGAACTTACCTTTGACAGTGTTGAAGGTGTCCCTACGAGAGTGTCTTGTAGAAACAGAAACACTAGAACGTAGGTCATTCTCAGTCAGAGTGACAGTTGGTGTGGTATAGGCAGATGCCTTCATCCGCCACTTACCCTGAGAGTACCAGAACAAACCACCCATAGAGGTGATGATGTCTGAGATAACTTGATTGGGAGTATAGGAGGTTACGAAAGCACCATTACAGGTATATCGGGTAGTGGTCCCAAGGTTTGTGGTTACAGACTGATCACAGATATTAGCAGCGGCAGTGACATGATCATCAGAGATACGAGCAGAGGAAACACCAAGGCCGTAGTCCTGCGTTAGGTAATCTCTCAAGCAGAGTGCTGGGTTGTTAGACCACACTGTTGTGGCAGTACGAGGATCATAGACCTTCTTGCCCCTAATGACAGCAGAGATAGCAGGAACACCATTAGGAAAGACATTAGCATCGTATTCAAAGCGCACATACAAGTATGCAAGGCCAGACAGCTTATGGGCGGAGGTCCACTCACTTGTAGCTGCATCTAGTTCACTATCTGATTCTTGTGTCGCTGTACCATAATACTTCTTAATGTGGATATGGGGATGCCCATTCTTAACGTACTGTGCTGGTGCAGTGACATCATTACTACCATTGATAGTAACTTCATCATTGTTGACATAGATTTTTACATAACTATCAATCTCATGTCCAGCAAAAACAAGGATACGGTGTAGGATTTTGTTTGTGGCTCCACCTGTAGTAGTGTCGTAAACACGAACACCACCGACCTTAGTTTCACCATAGATGATCTGGTGATCTAATGCAGCACCACTTTCACCACTTATAGAATAGCCCCTTGTGGCTGACGTATTAGGTTTAGGCGATAGGGCATTAAGGGCAGCACCCATTGCTGTGGAGATAAGGAAAGCCGTGGCAGCAGCGCCCATAAGGCTGGCCCCAAAGATGGAAAAAGAGGTTGCAGCGATAGTGCCAGTGCCTACACCAACAGCAGTAGAAAGTATTGCGCCACCTATAATAGCCATGTTTTTACCTCAAATATTTAGAATAGACGTTTTCAACATGGCTGTAGCCTAACCACTCTAGTAGCCCATCGAAGGGCTTATGTCGCTTAGTGTTTACCACAAGAACAGATATACCATCCTCTTTAAGACACTTCTCAGCAAACTTCATCAACTTAGGGCCAGTAAGACCTTTACGATATTCTTGCTTCAAGAACAGGACATCGTTAGCAGCAAAGATATGATCCTTGTAGTGGATGTGGCTTCTAATCAGAACCACGAAGTAACCAATCAAAGTGTCGTCAGACCTTGCTGTGAAAATCTTCAAAGCACCACTGTCTTCTAGGTTGTGGTAAGCATCCCAATCAGGGTTCATCTTGATCACAGACTTGTTTACTGCAATCTCTTCCCAGTGATCTTGTAGAAGAGGCTTAATGTCTTTCTCAACTGTGTCAAGAAACTCTTGTTGGTAAGTAATAGACATTGTCGGGATGTCCTTTTATTGTGGTGATCCTTTGCGTCCCCAGAAGATTTCTTTATCTTGTAGGCCAGCCACATACTCTAGACCCAAGTCAGTAGGGTATCTAGATTGTTGGTCAGTGTTAGTCAGTCTTCGGACTACAGGTCGTTCTAGTTTGATCAAGGCATTCTCAGCAGTGACTGCAATAGTACAAGTGTCAGATGCTTCTACGATATTCATCTGGTCCATCTCACCACTGAATATCTCTAAGAAACCTTGTGTACCAGACTGTAAGACAAGAATATCACCAAACTGTGTAGTGATGGTATCTAAGGGTTGTGTTGCAACATTACCCTGATCAATAAGGATTCCAAAGTAAACCCTACACTCACGACCTTGATATGGTTCATTAAGTGCTAAAGATAAGAAACTTGATGGGATACCAGATAAAGTGAAGTTAGCCCCAACAGCTTGTATCTCTGTGGTTTCTTCTACGGTAGAGATATTAAGAAGTTGACCAGCGCCAAGGTATGTATTACCAGTGTCTTCCCTAACAAAATCACCATAACCTGACCACAGATACAGTGGACCACTTGCAAACATAAGGTCAACAGCAAAGAAGGGAGTGATTTGTGGTTCACTTAGGGCTTGAAGAATTGACGGGAAAATATCTCTAGCCATACTACACCTTGTTGTTTTTAGTTCTAATTATATGGAAGTGATGGTTTGCCAACCCGAACCACTATTAACACACAGTTTACCAAGTGTGGTATCAAAGACAACATTACCAGCTACATTAGCCATAGCAGTCTTTTGGGTGGTTGTCATGTTTGGGAAGCGCACACCCTTGGTCGTGCTTTGGGCGTCGACTATGGATGCAGCGTTGGGTGAGGCTGTACCGATGCCCACGTTGCCGCCGTCAGCATTGATGGCAAGAGCGGCACCAGCTCCTCCAGAGTATGCTTGTATTGACCCTGTCCAACCACCCGCTGGGTTCATGTAGCCAACTTGCAGCCTGTACAAAGCGTTGCCGCTAGACTCCCCAACTACAATTTGCTTTGCAGTAACAGGAGTTGTTGGGTCTACTGTCGGAATAACTACAAGATTACCACTATAATTTTGCGGTGTACTCGTACCGACCCCCATGTTTCCAGTGGTGGTGATAGCAGGGACATTCAAAAAGAACTCAGCCCTAGTCATCTTACTTGTAGTGTCAGCAGACACATCAACTACAGGGATAACATCTAAGCTATGAGATGCAGCACCAGTGAGGCTAGGAAGAGCAGTAATCTTTACATTAGCCATTATAGAACTCCAACACAATCAAAGGTAATGCCGTAAGATGAGATATTGTTGATCTCCCAAGAGGCAGTGTTATTAGCTAGACGGAACAGACCTTTTGTGCTAGTCAAGGTTACTGTGGCATTATCAGCAGGGGCTGTGATGATAGAGGGCCACAAAGTAAGTGTCGCTTGACCAGAGCCATTGGTATTCACTTGGGTCAACACTTTATATAGTGAAGATGTACCATTTGTACCAAGTTGGATATAGTCACCAGCAAGAAGATAACCAGTTGCAGAGGTAGCTAGACCATCAATGATCAAGTCTTGTCCAGTTTGTGATCCACCCATAACCACGGGAGTTACAGCGGTGGTTTTAGCAGAGCCTTGTGGTGCAGTGCAGTTAGGATCACCTAGAAGGAATGTTCCGTATTGTCCGCGAAGACTAAGGAGAAAAGCAATCCAATTCTCCGCATCAACACGTTTCATAGGTGGGAGAGAGACAGATGCCCTCCACCTCTCCCCCTGATGTTTTACTACTTGCTGTGCATATGTAAAGGGTGATTGACTGATTGCAGTAGCATTGTCAGCACTGAAGATGATATTGGCAATACCAATATTTGTCGGAGTAGAAAGTGGATATGTTATTGCCAATTTATTTACCTATCATCTAAAGGCGTTGCCCATTTGTCCGCCACGTCTTTTAGCATCAATCATTGCAGCCTTTGTGGCACTACTGATCTGCGGGATCATCTTAGCGATCTCTTGACGAACCATTACGGAATCAGAACCCGTTACAGTGATGTTGTTGTGAACCACATAGTTGTCATTAGATGCACCCCCAAGAGCAGCCTTAGTTTGACTATTAGTTAGAACAGTCCCCGAAGACTTGGGAATGATCATCTCAGGACCACGCTCACCAACTAGGTAGGGCATACCCGCACTGATAGGACCGCCATTAGCTTTAGGTTTTATCAGAGCAGAACCAATCATGCCCACAATGCCAGAGCCAGTACCCGTAGTAGCATTGAAGGAACCGACTAGCTGTTGAACCACAAGAACATTGTAGAGTTCTTTGATGATAGCAGCAGCCATGCTCTTGAAGGCATCCTTAGCAGACTTAGTACCATCTACCATAGACATGAAAGCATCTTCCATGCTACTTTGAATAGTGTCATAAAGACCTTGTTGTTCCTTAAGATGATCCTCAAGTTCGATCTGCTTTTGGATTTGATCTTCAAGGCCCTTGATTACCACAGAACTGTATTTGGAATAGTCATCACCAAGTGCCTGACGAACTTTCTGCTCTGCTTCAGTCTTACCATTCAGTTCTTCTTGAAGGGTAATCTGCTTTTGCAGTTCAGCAAGAGGGTCTTTCTTATCACCACCACCAGATTTCTTTTTGTCTTCAGGCTTAATGGCAGCACCATTTGGCCCAAACTCTATGTTACCAAAAAGTTTACCAGCGTCAACAGGTGCAGTAGTCATACCGTAGTAATCAGCAGGAAGTCCCCGACCCTTCATACCCGTATCAATACGCTGCTTCAAAAGGAAGTCTTGTAGCCCAGAAGAAGCATTTGTGGCATCTATGATTGCGCCAGCCCAACTACCAAGTTCAATAGAGACAGCACTAGCTTCACCAGCCATTATGTGGAAGACATTCTTTAGGAAAATAGCCTTATCAGCAGCATTCTGTGTCTTTTCTGCTAGATTAGCCTTAGCTATTAAGTCAGATTCTGCCCTAGTTTTAGCATAGTAACCATAGGCACGGATCAGAGACTGCTCATAGTCTTTTGCGGTCCGAAGTTCTTCTTGCTTGTCTTGAACAGCAGCACGTTGTAGGCCAGCAGCAACAGATAGTCCACCGTTAAGCATCCTTTGGGCTTCTGCAAGTGCAGCTTGCTTTGCTTCCAGTTCCCTAAGAACACCTGAGATATTGGTCCAATTTATGACAGCTTCTCTCAAAGCAGCAGACTGTTCTGTGGTAGGGGCTAATGCGTTTCCAATCTTCCTTTGGTTTGCTCTAGCTAATGCAAGTTGTGCCTCTGCTTCTGCTTGTGCTTTTTTGGCAGCAGCAATAACTGGGTCTTCTGTTCCAAAACTTAACTTATCTAAGGAGAGTTGAGTGTCTTTGATAGAGTTCTGAAGACCTTTCAAGGCTTCACTATATGCGTCTACACTATCTGCGGACTTCTTTGCACTTTCACTCGTCCGCATAAAGTAGGCACCAATAGCAGTGACTAGTGGGATAGCAATACCAAGACCAGTGCTAATAGCAATAAGGGAACTGACGGACATTCCCAAAGTCCCAGCAAGGGTTGGTAAAACACCGACTAATTGTGTTGCTTGTTGACCAAAAGCAACCATCCAGTTAGTGCCAGATTGCACCTGAACAAGAAAGTCACCTACCTGATAACCCAACTGTTGGGTAGCCACGCCAAATTTACCTAGACCAGATGCAGACTGAGCAGAGTATTGAGCAAACCTATTACCAGCTTGAGCAACCCCATTCTGGAAGTTTTGATATTCCATATTAAGGGATTCAAGTGCAGCTTCATGCTGTTTTGTAGAAGTCACACCAAGCATATGCGCCCGATTAAGTTCTTCTAAAGACTTCTCGTAAAGTTTTGAAGAGGCATATATTTCATTGTACTTCAGGCTAAGGCGTTCAATCTCGCCCTCTATAGCACCAAAACCAGCACCGTTTGAGGTAGCCCGACCACCAGTGACGCCGACAATACTATTAAAGTTTGTAGTAAAAGCCTTGGAAGCCTTGTCAATGTTATTCAGAACCACACCAAAAGCACTAGCACTATCTTTAGCAGACTTATAGGAATTACTCACACCGAGATTGGCATTGATCAAATCCTGATTAGCACGGATCGTGTCACGAACAAACTTTGCATCTTTTGCAGATTGTGCAGCAGCCCTAGCAAAGGCTTGTTCAAAGATAGAAGCACTCTTTGTGGCTGAATTAAATGAGTTCCCAAGTTCTGCCAATTCTTGTTTAGCAGTTTTAATTTGAGAACTATCAACACTAAAGCCAATATCAACTAGGTCGACCATTGATAACCCCCATATAGACAGAATCTAATTTCTTAATAACGCCAACTTCCCAGATGGATAATTGACTTCCAGTTAATTGTTGCCAGAAGGCAATCTCAGTGTAGGTAAGTGGCAGGGGTCCGTTGAAGCCTTGACCACGGGCAGAGTGCAAACTAATAAAGGCAGACCAGACATATTCCATTAGTTCGGGGAACGGTGGTCCCTGCAAAGCTAGTGGCGTCTGTCCAATCTGCCTTTCAACTACTTCCAGATGCTCCCTTTCGGAAGTACCATCTTTATCAGTAAGACTTAGTTTGAAGTCCCATTCCGCATACTCATATAGGTCAGAGGCTATTTCTTCAAAAAAGAGGTATAATCCTCTTGAGCCTCAAGCACCTGTTCTTTGAGCCACGGAAGTTTCTGGTAGATGTCGATAGCTTCTGCCACAGAAAACTTCAAGGGTTTCTTGTTAAAGATCAAGTCCCAATCTTTTGTGGTCTTAGCAATCATCTCAACAGAGGCAAGGTCAATCTCTTCAGCAGTGAAGGTGATCTTCTTGTTCTTCTGTGCCTTCTGGATACGCTTGTTAGTCTGTTCGTGGATAGCAGCCTTATACTCTTTAGAGTGAGGTGCATATACAGTGACTGACATCTCAACACCATCATCCTTCATCAACACATCATCAGTAACTGGATGCTTGAGGATAACAGTGATAGTGTCAGATGTAGGCAGTAGATTAGAAAGGTCCATGTCGGGGATGTCCTTATAGGGTTAGAGTTACTATGACTGATCATCAATACCCTTTAGGATCAGACATCCTTATATGGGTATATCGGCGGGGGCAAACCTAATAAGTAGATAGGTTGTTGTTGTCCCTATGTCAAGGGGTAAACGAAAATAAATATTGTAGTTGTGTCGGATAGTGAAATTCGGGACAGGACTTCTGCCCGACACAATCATCCTGTCCCTACCCCTTTTAAAGGGGATGCTAGGATTAGGTGTGACGGGTCAACTTGATGCTCGTAGCTTCTGTGGTGTCATACAAAGCCACGAAAGGCAAGGTGATGACACGAGCGCCAGTGCCACCGACAGGAACATCAGCAGCGTTGATCTTGACACGGGGGAACAAGAATGTCATGCCAGCAGTCGTATCAGGGCTATCAACCTGAACTTCAAAGGCTGTCTCAGTCTCATTCAAGAAACGGTTGATCAGCGAGATGTCTTCAAAGTAAGCAGTGATAGTGCCTTCAACAGTAGCCATGCCGTACTCAAGCTGGGGTGTCGTGGCAGAACCAATCACATAGGTGGGATTGAATGCGTTATCAATCGAGAAGTCAATGCCCGTGATGATAGCAATAGAAGCCAGAGTGCCACCAGCATCAGAAATCTTGATAGTGCCAGAATAAGCATCAAAAGGCTTGTTCACAGTAGCAGCAGTCAGGGTCGTGGCAGCAGTGGTCAAGGAAGCAGCCATATCCTTACCAGCAAACGAAAATGTGCTTTGAACCATGCTATTTGGCTTGATGGAG